TGCTGAAAAGAAAAAGTTGAAAGAGGCAGAGAAGGAGCAGAAAAAAGAAGAGAAAAAAGCATTAAAGAAAAACGGTCCTCCACCTGCATTAGATACTAGGGAAGTTGATTTAATCAAGCCAATGAGCCAAGGTGCGCCCCCAGCGCCTAATCCAGGTAATGGTAGAGACCAAGTCATACAAAATCATTACTACTATTATGGGGTTCCACCACCAACAGACCATCATAAAACTCCCAAGAGAAAAAAGTCTAAATCTAAACGCCCACCTACACCATCTTCTAGTGAGAGTGAAAGCAGCGATGAAGAAGAACCAGTAGAGCGCGTACCTCATCAACGTCAGCCACAACAGTATTATGAAGTGCCTAAACCTCAATACAAATTTAGTTATGCTTAAAAATTTTATTTCTATTATATAATTATAATGACTAGTATAGCCGAAAAAGAATATGACAAAAAGATTACAATTAGTGCTACAAAGTTTAGCTGCGATGATGTTGATGATAGTATACCTGCGCCTCTGCCTAAAAAAGGAGGCTTTGCTATGCTTATTGTGGGCAGACCGGGATACGGCAAGACTAGTCTTATAAATAGTCTTGTTTGTAAATCAGGTAAAAACTTTAATAGAAAATTTGATAAAGTATTTATCTGGTCGCCGTCTATGATAACCATGGAGGGAGACCCCTATGAGATGATACCGGATGACCAGAAGTTTGAGAGTGCTACATTAGAAAATATACAGGGTGTATTAGATGAAATTAGAGATAGTGGGGATAAAGTGTTGTTTATTTTTGATGATGTTATCGCTGATATCAGGGGCAAAGGGAAAGGCGAAATAGAAAATTTATTACAGAAAATATTCTTCAATAGACGCCATATGGCGGGGTATGGCGGTAGCGTATCTATTATTGCGACATCTCAATCATACGTGAAAATAGACCCAAAGTTGCGGAAGACTGCATCACAGTTGATACAGTATAAACCTCAAAAAAAAGAAATAGAAAATATATTTGATGATATGATAACATTACCAAAAAAGGAGTTCATGGACGTGTTAAGATATATCTATAAAAAGAAACACGATTTTATGTTTCTAGATTTACAAGAACAAGATACTAAACAAATTCATAAGAATTTTACTCAACTAATTATCACTTCGCCTAATATTACAGAATTTAATTTAGATGAAGAAGAGTAATTTAGGGTTCGGGCTCTGGCTCTGGCTCTGGTTCTGGCTCTGGTTCTATTTCAGGTCCATCCACTCCCTCTTCAACATCGTCAAACTCATCAACTGAATCAGGTTCTTCTATTTTATATGGCTTAATGGCTTTCAGCCCATTACAGATTAATGGTCTGCGAACTTCTTTATATTTTCCCTCAAACTTTTTATTAAAAAAATTAATGATATCTAAATCAATATTAGGAGCTGATTCTAATAAATTATCATATTCAGCGCGACATATTTTTAAAAAATCTCTACAAGGTTTCCTCTTGATATCCTGTAATGATAATTCTATTTCTATATTTCTACTTAATTTTGACCACGCCAATGCTGATATTCTATGACCCTCATAAATCTCTGCGTATTTGAGAAACGCTAATAAAGTACCTAGAATTCCACAGGCAATATTAAGAGTTCCTACACCTGCAGAGAACCCATGCTGAAGATTTTCAGGTACATAACTGTCAGTCGCAAAATTAGCTGTTCCAGTTAAAGTTGATAAAATAATAATAGGTATTTGTAGATGATGATATTTTTTTCTATATTTTCTCGTGCTGTAATTATGAAGATAACTATAACACATGGAAATCTCTGCCCATTCACTTAATAGTTCCTCTATTTCATCACTCCAATGTTCTATGTTATCAGGTAAGGGACGAGGAGTCTTTAAATTTTCCATAATATATTAAACAGAGAAAAAAATTAATTTAGCTGTTTAATTCCTTTAACCGCTTTATCTACCGTCTTTTTACCCATAGAGACAGCACCAGATACTTTCGCACCTAATACTGATTTTTTATCACCTCCACGAGCAAGTGAACCCTTACGGATTACACCAGTTTTCTCTACCGCTAGTTTCGCATCAAATCCCTTTTTACCTGCAATAGCTAATAATTTCTGCTCTACTCCATCACTAACTTTCACCTTGCTGATACAATCTTGAAACACTCTATCCGCCTGCTGCACTTGGGCTCCTGTCGCATTCGGGTTATTATAGGTTTTGTCGTGGATTTTAGCACAAGCGTCTAACTTATTAATAGGTACATTATATGGCTTTGTCCCAATTACAGGTTTACCCTCTTCTTTCATCTTCTTTTCATAGAAATCCGATCCCTTCATTCTTGCTGCATACTCCGTCCCCGGTCCAGCAAAGTTATATTTATTTGTTAGGTGTCTTTCAGGCATTATTTATAATAATATATTATATTATAAAAATAAGGTCATCAAAAAATAATTTTAATTCATTATTGCAGAGCAGAGTCAACCAGTCCTCTAACGCCAGGTGCTAATAATCTACCCACCTGCCTGACATTCTGGTCATCAGCGACCGTTTTTACCATGCGTCCCGCAGTAGCGGCAACCGCGATAGTGCCCGCAACTTTACCCATTCTTTTCGCAACTCCAAGTGCTTTCTGTCCAAGACTATTTGTCTTACCTATTTTCTGTCCAAATAACATTATAGGATATCTTATATAATAAATATTTTAAAAGTAATAATATTGTTTTAGTTAGCTAAAATCAATCTCAAATTTACCCTGTGCTACCTGCAGACCAACGGGCAGACCTTTGCTTGGGTTCTTCTTTGATTTTTTGATACTATTTTTAACTTCTTTTTTTGTTATAGGATTACCAGTTGAGTATCTCGCCATTACGCCATAATATTCGTCAGGTAGATTAGGATGTTTTTGTCTGTAAAATTCCTCCATATCTTCTAGATTCTGGAAACTGGCTAATTCGGTTGTTGATATTAAACTGGGTAATTCCTGTGGTCCGCCATCATCCCTTTTAAAACTATAATCATATTGTGCGAGATTTATGATATCTGGCTGTTTCTCAAATTCTTTGATGGTATCCTCTGGATGAAAACTGAAATTAAATCTAGGGTCATTAGACTGGATAAAAATATTTTTGGCTTTTTTCAGTTCGGCTAAATCTCTCTTATTCATGGCTTCTTTGTCTCTTTCACAGAAAAAAATTGGCGATTTCTAACCACGTAATCATGAATAAGTTGTGTTAATTCTACTATTTCTGCTTTAATTTCATCCAGCTCTGTTAGCGAAAGCTCTAGAAGTTCTCGGTCATTATCGCACTTGGGACAGACTCTGCATAAATAATCTCTAATAATATCAGGTAAATCGTCCGTCGTTCTAATCTTGGCTGCCGCCAAGGCAAAGAGGAGTGGGGGTACAGCTAATACCAGGTAATTGTGATCCATTATAATTATTATATATATAATAATTTTAAATTAATTAAATTTGATTTAATGATTATAAGATATCTTGTAAATAGGATGTATAAGATTTATAAGATTGTAGATAATACTAATGGTAATATTTATATTGGTATTACTACAGGAACATTAAAAGAAAGATTACGACAGCATAGAATAAAAACAAAAAACAATACCAACAATTGTGTATCTCGTGATATAATTAAAAATAATGATTATAAAATAGAACTAATTGAGGAAACAGATGATAAGACTAGAGAACGCTATTGGATAGAAAATACAGAGTGCATAAATAAACAAATTCCAGGTAGAACTTGGAAAGAATGGTATAAAGATAATAATGAAAAAAATATAGAATATAAAAGAAAATATCGTGCGAGGGATAGACCAAAATATCTGGAACAACAAAAAAGATATAGTAGATATAAGAGGTCTTGGGGTCATGAAGGATATACAAATTGCCTATGGAAAATTGATTCTAATTTATTCTTTTACGACCACTTTTGAGCCAGCTCGCGGTCTCCCTCTCTTATGCGCCTGTTTTCCCGTCTTCTTGCGCTTCTCTTTAATACCACCCTTCGCGTCCGATTTTTTGGCTATACCTAGTAGTAATGCTTCCGGTAATTTATCCATCTGCTTCTTCGTGATTTTGCCTTCCTTAAACGCTTTTTCTACTGCCTTTGATACCATGATTATATTCTAGTCTAGATTAAATTTTGTTTTGTAATCTTCTATGTTTTTTTTTAGTGATGTTGAGTCGCCCCAAAGCAGGAAGTAGGCGAGGTAGCCAGCGCGCTTAAAGTCTTTTGTTTTAAGGT